TCCAGCTGTTTTGGCTATTCTTTTAACTCTTATTAAAATACAAGCGCCTATCTTGCTTCCAGTAGGCGTGGAAGTTCCTATTGTTGTGTACCTATGCGTTAATGAAGGCTGATTAGCTGCTATGGTATCCTCATAAGTGACAGTAGTAGGAGATGCGAAGGCGGTAGTTCCACCCATTGCTAAATTATTTGCCCAAGTATAATCGACTGACCAATTGACTTTTCTTACCGTTGCATCATTTAATCCGTTTGTAGCCCAATGTAAATGTATCTCTATAGGGGTACCCTCTTTATAGTCGTGCATAAATTCTGTTGCCGATAACTGTATATAATCATCAACTGCAAATGTATACTGGCTAATAACTCCTGTAAATGTAGACCACGTTGGAGCATTTACAGCGCTTACTTTTCCAGTTGATATAGGAATAAGTAAATCGTTGTAAACTACGCTATCAAGCAATAAGGTCTTATTCGCGCCAGTTATTAATGTCATATCTGTTGGAGAAGAAGAATCTGTCTTCAAGGAAGGAACTTTTACCTGTGCGAATTGCGGTGAAGCTCCGGTATCTATATTTTGTGGTAGCGATAATGTTATATCTCTTGCGAGAAGTACCCCGGTTCCAGATGCGGATAGATTTATTTGATTGGTTGTTCCTGCCAGAGTATAAGGTGACGCGCCGGATGGAGATGACCAAGTACCAACGCCATTTAGATATTTATCGGCGTCGTTGGGAGCCTTTGGACAAAATCCATGTTTAGTTGTTAAAACATCGTTTATTGCATTGTCGGATAAAATAAGTGCCTTTTCGGACAATGTACCACCTGAAGTTGTAGCTTCATGCTTATGTACTGCATTCGTAAAGTCCGATATAGTAGGTTTTACTAGAGTTTTATTCGCCAATGTTTGTGAGTCGGTCGTTCCAACTATATCCCCGGTAGGAGCTGATTTACCAGAATCCACTGCCTCTCCGTTGGAATCCACGGAAAGAAAATTACCGGTTACAAACGAAACAATAGAATCAAGTTTTTGACTTAGTAAATCCGGTATGGTCTGAGCAAACCAATAATACCAACCCTGAGTACCTCCGGTTTGAATGTTTGGAATTGATTTTATTGATTTAGCCATTATATATCCAAGTAAGCATTTAATACTATTTTGCGTATTTGATCGGATATGGAAAGTTTGGGTACGAGAACACGACCATATCCGCATTGCCACCATATCAAACGGGTGATGTAATCTCCCAGCTTACCAACCGTGGCTTGCTGAGCATCTGAGAATGTGTGCCCTCCATCATCCGACCAATAAAGCATTGCTTTAGGATCGGAAGAAAACCCCTCGCTAAAATCACCGGTTCCAGTCTCGAAATCTACTTGGAATGAGCTTATAAATACGTTGTCCATATCTCCTTTGTCGTATATCGGGTTACCTATTCTAGTGCTTATTATATTATCTCCGTTATCGGAAAAGTAATCAGAACTCATTTCATAGATGTTCCCATTACGGTAATCTCCGATATAGTGTTTACCGTTGTGGTACACGTAACAATCGGAGACGTGCCTTCCAGTATCGGGTGCTATACCTTCTCTAAAACTAGACCTTTCATGCCACATTCCGCTTGTTACATCATAGGCCAAGGTAGCGTCGGCATCTGGGTCTGTAACAACGTAGAATGTATGACCATGTTCGGAATAAACGTAAGAAAATGCGTTTATTTTTGGCCATTTATCAATAAGGTAGTTTATGTTACTAGTAGATATTGGATTAGGAGTATAACCGGACAACTGAACTACGAACACAAACTCGGGGTTTTCACCCTGCTTTTGAGTAGCAAGAGCAAACACCGATCCAGAACCTTGCGCTATTGCCCACTGGTAAGCGGAGCCAGCTGGGAGAGTACCACCTTGCATTTTAGCGAATGGGAATCCTTGCGAAGTGGCTGTTCCGGCATTGTACCATATTTCCGATACGCCTGATTTAATAAAAAGAAGTTGCCCCATATGGTTTAGCACGCCGTAAACATTATCCGATGTAGAGCTAAGCGGAGAAGTGGCAAGAGGATTATATGTAAGACCGTCATAAAGATCGCTTGACCATGCCGACATTGTACCGTTGATAACCACAAAGTAACCGTCTATAAAAGCTGCTTTTACCGGGTTTAGTGGGAATCCTCCATTATTTATTGATATTGTTGGCGTTGCTTTGGCGGGTGTTGCTTGATCCCCACCAGCAAACACTACATAGGCCGAGTTGGGGTAATCTCGCCCAGATTCAATGACTTCTACTTCCTCAACGCCCCAAGAAGGCGTTATACTAATTCCTGCGCCTGAACTCCAAGAGATATTTATCGTTGCTCCCATACCAGAACCGGATGATGTTACTGCTACCGGATTAGTGGGAAAGGCCGTATAGGAACCTGCGTCCAGAACCGAAAGTGTTAATATAGCCCCGCTTCCGTCAATAGTTGCGACAGTAAATACCGCTTGAGTAGTAGATGTACCTCCGGGAACGTTTATTTTTTCTCCAACCACGTAGCCCGATCCACCCGCAACGGCAACCGCGCTTGAGGCCGTTGACCCGGATTGTTGGTACAATGGACTGTAAGGTATAGAATCATATTTCCCGCCGGATTGGACTTCGATCGAACCTATGGACCATTCCGCGTTTAGTGAGGCGCTTGTCCCGCCACCGTTCGTTGTAAAAGAAAGCGGTTGGGTTGGGAAAGTCGTGTATGCTCCGGCGTTCGTTACCGTGGCGCTAGTTATTCCTCCGCTACCATCAACCGTTGCAACGACTGCGGTTGCTACTGTATCGAATACTCCACCAACAACCGTAAGGGTATCTCCGACATTATAACCGGACCCCGTTGTACCAACGGCTGCGTCCGGAGACAGTCTTGACACTCCAGTGGTAAGCACTGTAACGTAAGCAGGAGTTGAATTAGAGTTTGCCGAAAGTGCAACGCTATCTCCGATATTGTATCCCGATCCTATACCCACCAAAGTAGCATCGACCAGCTTCATCCATACTTTTAATTTAGCACCTTCAACCCATCTTACGTGAGCCGTTGCTCCATATCCAGCCCCGTCCGTGGAAGTGGCTACGGGGTTGTTGGGAAACGTTGTGTATTCACCATTAGATAAAAGATCAGTGGCTAGTATGGCACCGGAAGTTGACACGCTTGTGATGGTGAATGAAAGTTTGGAGGTAGCAAGCCCTCCTTCTACGTATAAAATATCTCCCGTGGCATATCCCGTACCGCCATTTATTATCGTAGCGCTTGTTCCAACACCTCCTTCGACCGTGGCGGTGGGGAGGCTGGTAAAGCCAGATCCTGGTTCCGTTACGGTTACTGCGCTTACGTATCCACGAGCGGTCCTATCCACCTGGGTAAAGTTTCCAGTGGCAACGTTGTAAATATATCCTTCCTGTCCATCTAGGATAAGGAGTTCATTACCACCCGCTCCACTTGATTCCAGACCATTGTCCGCCATGCAAACACGACCGGATGATGTTACTAGCGTTCCTAATGTAGTAAGATTATATCCGTCGAAACTATACAGCGAACTCCCGCTTACTATAAACATAGTGCTATTGAACGAATACATCCCGCGAATAGGATTATCCCCCACCGATTTACTAAGAATGTATCCAGGAGTACCAATAAGTGCGAGTATGGAACGCGATTGAGCATTGGGATCTATCTCGGGATAAAAATTAACACACCTGCTAGGGTCCGTGGCGACGCTACGTCCATTATATGTTGGTCCTAAAAATCCTTCAAGCAGCATGGATAATCCTCTAAGTATCGCTGTATATATCGTAGTTTCTGCCAGCCTTACTACCTGGACAATCCAAGCGAGCCGTAACCCACTTCGAGTTTAACCGCTCTATTTTGAGCTTTGAGCTTTTAGCTGTTCCAAGTAGGTCTATCGGCATTTGTGTTTTAATACCGTGGTAATCACGAAATAGCCTAACCGCTAGATTATAAACCAATGCAGAATAGTAGGCTGGTTCAAAAGTTACTAGATCGGTTGGATTTACAAACTCGGTAAGATATTTTTCTGAGTCTATAAACAGCGTATAAGCTGCATCTGGAGTAGGATAAAGGTAGATAGTACCTACGGATGGAGATGTTTGTTGTGAAAGTCCTGGACTGTAATAAAGTGTCTGAGGCCTTGACGATACATAGCTTTTATCGTCATAATTGTCGTACTGATCTTGTTCAACAATAAGGATGGTACTATCTACTCCGCTTGAGTCTCGAAGGTAGGAGTGTACTATTGTAACAGGTTTCGACGTTGTCCAAGCGCATCCACTTGGACCTATTGTATATACTGAAGTACCTACTGTCAATATATTACTGTCAGTAGTCAAAGATCGAATCATGGAACTTTCTATGCTCCATTCATCTATCATAATATTTGCGGATTGTATTGCCGAAGCCATTTTACTGGCTTTGGGTATTTCGTCTTCCCTGATTACCCCTATCTTTCGCATTGCGGCAATTACTATATCCTGAACTCTAACTATCATTATAAACTCGCTTTTTTGTTCATGCGCTTAATATAGGTATCAATACTTTCGGTGCGTTTCTGTTTTGGCTTGGAGGTAGCTACAAGCTTAACTTTTTTTGGTTTCGATACTTTAATTTTTTTCATCTTGGGCGTCTTGATTTTAAATGCGTTAACCGGCATATTGTCCTCGCATTGTTCCATTTCGGGTTCTTTATCAAATACCGCTGGACACTCGGGAGAATTCTGGATCGGCTCAAATACAGCGTCAACGATTGTATCATCTTCAACATCATCTTTTATCGGTATAGCATAGAACATGCCATATTTATCTACTTTGTATTGTACTTCAGTCACAAATTATCCATCCTTAAAGAAATAGGGGGCGGTTTCCCGCCCCACGTAGTCTAGTTACCTTTCCCGGGCACCTTCTTGGAAACCATGGGAGCATACCCGAAAGTCGATTTTATAGCTTTCTTTCCACCCTTTTTCTTACTTTTTTTCATATTATTATCTCACTTCCAAAGTTAGAGGTTTACATACCAAATACTGCCTACCGATTTAAAAGAATCTCCGAATTTTTCTTTTACAGCTTGTGTGACACCCGGCCAACCAGGTTCGTTGTAGTCGTGTCCGCAAAGAAGATACTTCGTTTTAGGAAGCCATGCCTCTATATCATCGATAACGGAGGAATAGGTATGGTCCCCATCAATAAATACCATGTCTATTGACTTATCGTTAAACTTATTTGACTCTTTAACACTCTCTCCTCTATGCACAACACGATTAAGAAAATCAGAAGTGTTTTTTAGAAATTCGGAGTACCGTTTATCCGCTTCAACTTGCGTGTCTTCCGGCTTCCAGTAAACCCAGTCCCATGGGTCGATACAGTGGACGAGTCCTTTACACCCAGAAAGAAGCGCGTGTGAGCTTCGTCCCTTAAAGCATCCGATTTCAACCACGGAATTAAAGTTGCTAGCTTGTTCAAAGAGCCATATCAGCTCTTTGTTTGTAGTCCAGCCCTCTATTCCGCTTACTTTGTACCCTAATGGATTATTGATCCCACCAGGCAAACGCATTAAATACTGGTGGAGATTTCCGTAGTAAGGACGGTCCCCATAATGCACAAAGTCTATATCGGGTACTATCCACATTTCTCCACCTATAGAAGCCCACTTACGACAGAAATTACAGTCTTCCCCATACCACATCCTTCCTATTTTTTCCGTATCGAAGAAGTTGTAGTATGTTTCAAGGAATTCTCCACCATGCTTAAACCTGTCTACTTCAAGACTTTCTCCAAATTTTTCTATCAGTATATCAAATACGCGACGTTTGATCCGCATGAATCCAGTAGGAACCATAAGAGCAGCAACAAGTCCAGTATCAGAATCACCAAGAGTCGCTCCGCTAGAATCAGTCTTTACAATAGCAGGGTAGCCTTCGTTGTATTCCTTGTAGGGATATATCCCGGCGACTATACCCTTATTGGGATGCAATACCTTCAGAATTGCGTCTGGTTGCCAACTTAGGTCGGCGTCTATGAACAATAAATCGTCCATTCCGCTTGCCCTAAAGGATTGCACCAACTTATTTCTCGCAATTGGAAGATAGCAGCAACCCGAGTAAATTTCCCAATTAGCGGGAATCCCCGCATCCCGAAGAATGCGAAGACTCCCTTCAAGAGAAGCCTTAAAGGCTTCAGGTACTTTCCCGTCATAAGTGGGCGTCGCGATGTAAACACTCATTAAGCGGCACCCTTAATGAGACCAAGATTCACCAAGGCCAAACGGCACCCATTGGCGAGGATACGCGCCTGATCCGCTACAAGGGCAATATTATCAGCCTGCGTAGAAGTCGCATACGCATAAGCTCCACTTGCGCCGGCGGTAACAGCGGTAGTGGTGCATACCGCCGTGGTCGCGATTGTCTGTACAGCCCCGGAAGGCTGGACAATGGGCGTGGTAAGACCGTAAAAACCGATCTTGGAGGTTGCAGCCCAACCCATAACCTCGCCGTCCGGATTTTCATTACCCAGCTGGTACTTCAAGCTGGTAGTTTCGGTGTTCGGAGTATTGTTATTGCTCATAGTTTGTTCTCCCTAAACTCCTTTACGGAATCGTAATCGCAGTTGCAGTGTACGCCTGGTACAAAGCGGTGTAAGAACCCGGAGTCAGTTGGTATTGATTCCTCCTAGCCAACTCCAGGATCTTATCAAGTTCCGCTTGCACGAGCGCCAAATTTCCGGCAGTCATGGAAGCCATCGGCCAATCTCCTTATCCGCGAATATTGCAGCAAAGTTCCGGCCTCAAAAGCGCCCAACCATACAGAACGTCTATTCTAGTAGCGAACACATCATTGTTGATGTCGTAAGCACGTACGATACGAAGAGAAATTCCGTCATAGACTTCACGCCACGACAGATCTACGCCACCCGGGAGCTGAAGATCCGCGGTACCAAGAGTAAACGCATCGGGGTGATACGCAATATTCAAGGGCGTAACGGTCGAAGCGGCTCCGTAGAAAGTGAGCAGGTCGGTAGCGGTAGGCATACGAGTAACATTCCCATTAGCAACACCAGTAGCGGCAAGGATAGGAGCGGGAGAAACCGTTATCGAAGTCGCGCCGGACATAGTAAAAGCATCCGTCACCACAAACTGCTGAAGCTGACCGGTAGAAACCTGATTTTCAGGGTTGACGGAGTTGCAAGGAATACCTCCCGAACTCGTAACCGTGAAAACATCGCCCTTAGCTATCGTGGCGCTTCCACCAGTTACAATGAAGGTACCAGAACCACTTACCGCCGTGGAACTCATTGTGATTTCACCCGACACGGCGCGCGTACCAGTAGTAATTGTGTTAACGTTCTGGTCCATACCAAATTCGAAGTCGAGTGCGTACCCCATGCGGCCCTTCAAAAACTGATCTCCAATACTCGCGGAATCATTATAAAGACCGGAAAGACCCTGGACCGTTTGAGCATTCGCGGCGGGGTTAATAAGACACCTACGCTGACCGTCGCGAGGGCATGCCCCATTATCGAGCATCATACCAGCATTCAGATACACAATAGGGCTATTATACTGGTAAAGGCCAGTTGCGGACCCTCCACCAGTTCCCGGAGTAGTCCCGGTAGTCCCAACCGTATTGTAGACGGATTTTGCAAGCGTAAGTCCATCGTAGTCAATCTGACCGGCGATTCTCGCCATTCTAGAAGTAAGATAGCGCTTCGAGAACTCTTCAACGCTAAGCGCGAGTTCAGCGGATGAGAACGAGAAGTCACACCCTTTTTGGTTAGAAAGGGTAAGAGGTACGTAGTCGTCCTGAATAGCCTGGACTTGCATTTGCTGACCACTACGAATGGCCGCGCGATCGGGCTTCCGGATATTAACGGTGCTACCGATCTTAGCGCCCTCCACGGCAAACTCTTTGCTGTACTGACGATTTGCTCCACGTGCGAATACGAGGTTGTTGTGCAATCATTTGTGTTCAACTTGGATCGCTAATCCAAGCCCGCCTTTATAGGCTGCTGTATGTCACCATACAGATCAGGTCATATCATAACCCACTAGGGGTCCGCTCCGCTTCGGGCCGCTTGGCCCTACTCTCTTTCGAGATGACCGTCACACCTTGTCTGGTGAGGACATATACCATTGTTGAGTTTTTTACCGAATTGGCAATTCATACAAAGAACTTGAAATCCTTCAGGAAAATTATTTTTCCTTAACCATGCGTAAAAGCTAGTACCTCCTTTAGGATGAATCCCCGATTTACGCATTATTGCACCATCGTTATTGATGTGGTCTATGGTTAGAAAAACTTTTTCTGTTTCTCCGCAGCACTTACATTTCCAACCACCATAAGATCCAAAAACTTCATTGCGTATTAATAGAGCTCTTTTCTTAGATTTTTCACATTCCTTAGTCCTAAAAATAGTTAGTTCTTTATAATCCATTGATGCTATTAGATTCTTTCTTCTGTTAGATAAATATAATTTTAGATCATATTTGTGTTTAAATCTAAATTTCCTCATTGTCTCTTTTATCTTATCACTATTTTTAGAACGGTATTCAGAAAAGAACTTTCTATCGCATTCTCTACATCTTTTACCTTTTGAAACCAATTCGGATACATTTTTGTTGCATTTAGGACACACCAGACCTTGGATCGGTGTTGTCATAGGACTATTACACTCGACATTATTTATATTTTCGCAAATAGACACTATGATATCCACCGAATTCAAAGCGTTTTTCGATAGGCATTGCTACCTAAAGGGGCTATGCAATAACCCGCATTGCTTCTTTTGTAATTTTGGCAATAGTGAGCAAAGTATTGCTCATGATTCAACTCCTATGTTTTTTTACGGGACGCGAACTGTTTTGCGTTCTTAGCCCGTATATAGTCGGCAATAGGTAGGTCATCTTCATCTGTAATTGTAGCGCCTACCGGAGTAACAGTCTTAAGTGGCTCGGGAGCGGAAGAAACTCTCTTAACTTCGGGTTTGGGCTGGTTTTGAAGACGGGCTTCTATCTTTCCTATCTCCTTAGCCGTAGCCATGGGACCGAGAATGTTAAGTTTTGCGAGTTCTTTAGGGTTGGCGTTGAGAAACTTAATCAACTGTGGAGCAAATTCGCTAGCAGTTATAACAGTTCCAACATTATCGCTTACTCTGCCAGGTTGCTTCATAGCCTCTACAGCATCAATAATATCAGGATCATCCTCGTAAGCTTTTTCTATACGAGCGTTGAAATCCGAGATTATTTTGTCAGCTTCGGACTTAGCGGACCTGCTTTTATGCTCCGCATCCATTTCGAGACGAAGTTCATATTTGGCAAGGTCAATTGCGTACCTACGTTCAGCCTTTTGAAACGCTTCGAAGGAATCCCACTTTTCGGAATCCCAAATAGGTTCTACAGGAAGTATTTCTTCATCGGAAGATGTAGTATCCTTCTTCCCTGTACCCTTAAGCGCTTCAAGCTGTCCGCGAAGATAAGCTGCTTCTACTTCTTTTTCCCTAGCCAACTTTTCAGCTTCTTGACGCCTTTTGCGTTGCGCCTTAAGCTCTTCGACTCCTTTGGAACCCAAACCTTGCTCTTCCGGTTCGTTACCACTTTCCTCTTTTTCGATTACGGGTGCCGATTCCGCAGTTACGGCTGGGGTTACTTCCGTACTTCCAATATTAGCTTCTGTGGGTGCCGACTCCACGGTTGCGGCGGGCGCTGTCGGAGTAGCGAACTCTTCTTTTTCCATTAAAAATCCTTATTTTGTTGTAGGTGTAATTAGTTATTGAATATTACTGTCTAGGTTGCATATTAGGCATGTTCATCGTATCGGCGGGATGTTGAGTTGCAAACAACTCGTCCAGCACATCTAGTATCTTACTTTTTATCTCCTTATCACTTTCGTTTGTCTCTTTATAGAGTTTTATAAGCTCTACCTTTGCTTTTAAAGATTCCTTCTGTTGCTTGATTTGCTCCGTTTGCCCCTTCATCATGAGCAGTTGGGCTTGAGGTGAAGGCTGCATGGGCTTTGCGGGAGGATCGCCAGGTTCAGGTTCTACCAAGCCTGGCGGGAGAGTCTTACGGAATCGTTTGGCAGCCTTTTCAGATCCGTTAAAATCAAGGTATTCGAAAAGAATATCAACCACCAACTTCATAGTTTGCGGGTCTGCCTGGTACATACGGAAAAGCAAATCCGCTGTTTCTTGACGCGCCGTCGCATAAGCAGGTCCCGTTTTAAGGTAAACTCGGTACTTGCCTATGGATATATCGTTGAACTTGGCGTCTTCCCCGTCCTTAATAGCTTCCTTAATCTTTTCAACGTTCATACTACGGAAGCGCTCCGGGTTCTTTTGGAATAATTGAAGAGCATTTTTAACCGTAGTGTTAATCGGCACAAAAGTATCCGTTTCTTCCTGCGTTCTTACACGGACATCCCTTTCAGTATCGTATACTTCTGGAATCATCGAATTCGCTATTTTACCTCCGTGCGTCTTAGCACGGTTCAATTCATCCAGGAATGGGAACGATCCAATATCGCCTGGACGTTGACGAGCGGTTATGGCTGCTCCCGTTCGCTCCGGTCCGACATCCCCCATATCGGAGTTAAACATCCCGATAACATCCTTGATTATATCCTTACTCACTTGGAGCTGTGCTATAAGCGCGGAAGGGACTTGCGCGGGCGCTTGGCGTTCTGGCTTTGCTCCTGGAAAGCTTTCGTCCGAGTTATAAAGTAGTATCGGGTAGTTTTTTATATTTGCTTGCCCATACTCGGTTTCGTGCCCCTCTACCATTTTGGGAGTAGCAAGCCATGGAGCCTTGGGGGCAAGTCCTATATACTCTGCTATTGCCGTGAGAACCCAATTAAACATCTTCATTGGGTCTTTGCAGTCCCGTATAAAGGACCGGCAATAGGTTTTACCTTCGATATTACGTTTTCTACCTGTCAAGAGTACTATTGGTATATATTTACCTGGAACCCTATTGCCATTTATAGGATCTATTTTTTCTCCTTCTTCGTTTTCTCCTCCAGTCGGATCTAAAATGCCAAGCGCGGTTATAATATAGTGCTTAATTACTGTTTCTTCCGTATCTCGGCGTTTTACTATTTTTGGTCTAGGCTCCATGGGTTGCTGAGATATTTCGGGTTGAGGCTGTTGCTGTTGGGGTAGCGGAGCGCCTTGTTGCTGGGGCTGTTGTTGGGGTCCAGGTTGTACGGGTTTCGGAGGTTGCCCTTGCATATTAGACGGTGATTGTGAGGTCCCGGTTTCTGCTGCTAAAAGAATATTCGTCTGCGCACGGTCGAGCATCTTCTTGTTGTTATCATCCCACACCTTGATACGTTGCTTTGCGTCTGACTCCGTAAGCACAGTACCATCATCCATTTGGCACATGGGAGTTATTTTTATGTCCCGGATAAAATATTCCGCAACTGTTATGGTATCTTTATCCCACCAATGATCGTTTGATATTCCTTGATGAGCCGGTATTACCTCTCCAGGCACTTCCGCATTGGGATAAGTATCCTCGAATTCCTCCTTGGGAATCTTGGTCAGTACAAAAGCATACTTAGCATCAGCAAAGCATGGATCTACCGACGCGGGATCAAAATAAACCTGAAGCGCGTTTGGGATTCCCTTCATGTATACTTCCTGCACAAAAGGATTATCTTCACAGTATCTCGTAAGATACCGCCATGCTCCATAGGTTCCTTCAAGCATCCCTTCGTAGGCCTGGCTATATATTGCGTCCGCATTACTATCGTATTCTATACCAGATATAATTCCTTCTCTAAGTCGCGCCGTGTGAGCGTCGGCGTTGAAATCGGAAGGCTCTACCTTGATTCTTGACTTATTATGCCGCTCTTCACCTGTCAATTGGTTGATATATTTTACCAATAAATTGGCTTGGAGTGCCGGTCGTCCTTCTATTGCACGATC